CTGCAAACTCTACTATCGCATATATCTTTTGATATAGTTCATAGAGTTGGTCATCATTAGTTCTCATTCGTCATACTCCCGACCATCAAAGTCTCCTTCATACTCATCATCATAAATGCGAATGGATAACTCTGCATCTTGACTTAGTTCGATACCTGCTCGATCAAGTGCTTCCCAAATCTTGTTAGAGATATGGTTATGCTCATCTTCGGGTATATGTTCAAAAAGGTTTAAATAGTTTTCCATTTTGTTAATATGTTCAATAGGGTTACACTTTACAGGCTACGCACCTTGATAAACTTGGTCATACATTCTTGACTCAATTAGAGTCATGTGAACATCAAAGAGTTTATCAAAATCTACTCCTTCCATATCCCAATCAGATACATAATCCCATCTTTCCCAATCGGTTTCTCCACTCTTATAAGTTGGTGCTGAACAAAAACACCCTTCATCATCTAACCAGAATGTTCTTCCAAAGTGCATTGATAAAAGTTCTGTCATAACTCTCTAGTATATTCACTAGGGTTACACTTTAGGGGGCCGTCTTTTTCTCAACTTATCTACAAAATTTCTTGCTGATTGTTCATTCCTACAAAACTTAAGTATCTCGCCATTATGAACGATTCCCAAAGATTTACCTTTAGATGGGATTGCATAGTATCCATCTTCTGTTGCAAATCCTCTCTTGGTATCTTTATAAAATCTTGCGATTGCTCTTAGTTCTTTTGTTTCTTTATCCATAGATTCTTTTCATAATAAGTTTGCCGTAATCGTGGTTTAGTTCACACCCAATATAGTCTCTGTTAAGAGACTTGGCTGCAACTGCTGTAGTTCCTGATCCCATGAATGGATCAAGAATTAAATCTCCTTCCTCACTCCCTGCTAATATGCAAGGTTTAATTAGTTCTTCTGGGAATACTGCAAAATGAGCATCTTTATATGGTTTTGTATTAACACTCCATACACTTTTCTTTCTCTTTAATCCTCTACCATCTACAGTTGGTTCTTTGATAGCATCAACATCAAAATAATAGTTTTGATTCTTACTAAACAAAAAGATATACTCATGTGACTTGGTGCATCTATCTCTTACTGATTCTGGCATTGGATTTGGTTTACTCCATATAATATCCTGACGTAAATACCAACCATCTTTCCTTAATGCAAATGCCAGAAGCCAAGGAATACCAATTAAATCTTTCTCTTTATATCCTTGTAATTTGTTACCTCTACGATTACATTTACTAGGCAAATCTTGATTAGTTTTAGATACACTTTGTTTAACTAATCCTTGACCTTTTCCTGGCCGATAGTTATAATAACTATCTCCTATGTTTAACCATAGTGTTCCATCTTCTGTTAGATTGTTTTTAACTTCTCTGAATACTTTGACTAATTCATTTACATAATCTTCTGGTGTTTGTTCAATACCAATTTGGTTCTCTTCATCACCATAGTTTCTTAATCCATAGTATGGTGGAGAAGTAATACACATTCTTGCGAGGTCATCAAACTCTTTTAACCTCTCTCTGCAATCTCCAAATAAAACTAAATCTCTTGTCATTTTTTTATCACACTAATAGCAGGCTGACCCTGTTTGAATACAGTATCAACAACTGCATTGACTTTTCTTGATGTAGTAATACCTACCTTATCATAACAGGGAACTACAACTAATCCATAGGTCTTAGTCTCGTCTCCTTTGCGTATCACTCTACCAATAGTTTGAGATATACCCACATAATCCATTGATCTAAGAAACAATGCAGCTTCTAATCCTGATACATTAATACCTTCAGATAATATGCTATGATGTAATACTACAAATCTTTCATTGCCCTTACCCCATGTATTAAGTGTATTGAAAAATGTTTCACGATCTACTTTCTTACCATTGATAACTGCACCAGTTTTTGCTGTGATGTATAACCAATTATATTCACGTTGTGTCAATCCATAAGCAAAATCAGATAGAGAAATTAGATTCACTATTTGTTTAGTTGATCTTGCACAAATTAATACTTTATCAACATCAATGTCATCAATAGTATCTAAGATATGATCGCAATCTTTCTCATAACTGAACCTACTATCGTCAGCAACATCAATATCTTTGATGATAACTTTAGGTGGTAATATGTGACCCTCATCAACTAACTGTGGGGCTGGAACATTAATCAATACTTCTCCAAATATATCCCAATCATTCATACCAACTTTCATAGGTGTGTTAGAATGTTTTGGTGTTGCTGTGAAGAAGTAACATCTATCTGCATATATTGAGAAATACTCAACTGCTTCAATAAAATTACTTTGAATACTGTTGTGTGCTTCATCAAAATATATTGTATCTACATGAATACAACTCTCTTGTATTCTGTGTAATGAATGATATGTTGTAAATATAATCTTGTCTCCTCTGGTGTATCTATCCCACATACACACATCACTTGCTTTTGTAGATGAGAAGTGTGTAGTCTCTCCTGAGTGAACGTGCATAACAGATACATTATCAAGTATCTCTAAGAACTCACTTGATAACTGCTCTGCTAATAGTATGCGAGGTGCAACTACAACAACTGTTCCTGATACTTTCTTCGCATCTTCAATCATACACATAGTCTTACCACCACCTGTGGGAACTATGACCTGACCTTTTCTATTCTTGCTGAGAATATCAATAACTGTGTTCTGATGATTACGAAGTTGAAACATTAATTCACTATAATAATAATATTATACCATAAAAGGTATTAAACCGCCATACAGACGATTACAATAGGGTTACACTTTAAAGGCTACTTCTTCTCTCTATCTCTCATTGCAATGCTCATTCCAGGCTCGTATGCTGATCTTGGTCTCTCTCTACCTTTCTGCATATCTTTGATTAATCTTTGACCTGCTCTCTTAATTTTTCTTCTCTCATCACGAGTTAATCCACTTGCTTTCTGTGGTT